AGCCTTAGGTGTCAGGTCGAGGAAGGCGGAGAGTTTTCCTTGTCCGAAGAAGTCGGTTTGGAGGAAGGTCTCTCGGCTTCGTCCAAGGAGCTTGTTGATGAGAAGTTGAGTTTCCTTCTCAGTCTTGCATGAGATGTCTGCACCTGTAGTAATATCACTAACGCTGAGGCGGTTAGGATTTCTACTCCGAACAATGCGATACTGGTTGCCGCTATTACACTCCACGTCCAGTAGCCCAACTGTCGCAGACTCGGCAGGTGCGAAACGATTGATAGCGGAGTCTGCCCGTTCGCCTGACGCAGTGAGCCCGTAGAGAGTCCAGAGGATAGCTTTGTTTGAGAGGCTTGACTTTCCTGATCCATTTGCTCCACCTTCATCTATGCTATGTCCGGTTACAAGCACAAGTCCACGCTGAGCAAGATCTAATTCGACATCACCCAACGAGAATAAGTTTTGTGCTTTTAGCCTAAGTAGTTTCATATGTATGCCAAGCTTTACACCAGAAACCTTGCTTTTTACCACACACAGAACAAGTTCGTTCCCACCAAGGTTTAGGAAATCTATTACGTTCTAACAGACCTCCACCTTCAGTCCATTTTTGTTCGTAAACCCAATGATGTTTTAACCAATGTGGTAGTTTCATACTTCAGGGACGCTGTAGTTCTCTTTCAATAGTCTGTCGCCGATAGCGCGATCATACTCGTCGATGACACCAAGAGCTTCCTTGGCTGCACCGAACGAGTATACCACTTCATTGAAACTTGCCATGTTCTGAGGCTTGACGGTTACGGGTTTGTTTTCCCCTCGGATAACTTTGACTTCACAGGAAGCTGCTCCTCGTCCCATGATAGCAGACGATAGCTCCTCAGGTGAATAGTTTCCTTTGGAGACCACCCGAACAAAGTTGCCAACGATATCATCAGCCAGCGCAAGGTTATCCTCGTTCACAGTTACGAACCGAGAAGCTGGACTCTGAATCAACCGCACGTCGGTGACCTGTCCCTTATCGGCGGTAACATCCAGCCAGCCTCGGGGTTCGCCTTGATCACCCCAATTCAACTGCATAGTGGAACCAGGGATCATCAGGTTATACGAGACTTGGTTGAAGGAATGGTAATGCCCAGCGAAAGCCATGCTGACGTTGGGGTTGATCATCTCTGGAGTGAGGATCTCGTTTAGGGTGAAGCCCTTAGAGTTCACCTCTACACCGCCTACGCCTTGGTGTAGGAATAGGCAACCCTCGTTTACCTTCGAGAGCCACGCTTCGAGTTGCTCCTTCGACTCGGTATAAGGGAGGCAAGTGAAGGCAAAGCGTTCAGTTCCTCGTAGAATACTTTCGTGTAATAGCTCTGTAGGATTCCCCCCAAGGATCCCGATATCATAGACCGTTCCCAGCGATCTAAAAAATTCAAGGGCGTGTATCTCGCCCCGTCGATCCATCTGGTCATGGTTCCCGACCGAGAGCTTGAGCGTTTGCCCGGCTCTCTTGAACTCGTGAAAGCTTTCCCATGCCGCTTGAGATACCGGTGCTGTGACGGTGTGAGAGTGAAAGAGGTCACCACAGAAAAACGTGAGGTCGATGTCGTTCTCCCGGTTGTAGCGGACGATCGCTTTGACGACTTCTTTCTGCTGCTCAAGGCGAGAATTCTTTCCATGGGTCAGCGTTGACCCATAAGACCACTCATGTAAATGCAAGTCCGAGAATACAGTGAATCTCATTCATCATCGCTCAGGTTGAATACCCACAGTCGAATCTTCAGGAACAGAAGGGAGATGTTCAGAACATCGGCTCGGTCGAAGACACGAGTGTCGTCCAGGTGGTGTGTAGTCCAGCCGAAGCGAATGTCCCACAACTTAGGATGCCAAGTAACGCCGACCGATAGTTCAATCATTGCTCCCACCGTATGGGCGGATGTAGCCACCCTCTGTAGCAAGGCGCATGAAGAACTCGTAGAAGCCTTCGACGCCTAACGCCTTCCCATCCTCACTCTGCCACCCGTCCACGATCGACCGCCATTCCTTACGTGTGAAGGTCGTCTGTGTTGGAGCAAAGAACCAGTTGAGGTTGTTAACCCGCTTGATGGAACCGATCCGTTCGAACCCTGAGAACAAGCCATCGTGAAGATCAAAGCCATGCTGAGTAAGATCAGCCTTGAACTTCGGAATGCCAATGTCCTTGACTTTGTTCTTCTCGGTGTTGATGGAGACCGTCTGGCCCAATCGAGTCTTGGCATCGTCCTTACCTTCTGTGATGTTGCCTACGAACTGGAACTCTACACGTAAACTGGCAAACAGCTTGAGAGCGTTGCCGCCCGCTGACACCGTTGCCTTGTAGCCGCCCACGTTTGCGATGGCGTGATTGATGAACAGAACCGTAGCCTTAGTCTCGGCAACCCGCTGGTTGATCTTCCGGAGACCACGGCGAATGGATCTGGCGTCGTCACCAAGGCGCCGAGAATCATCCAACTTTACAGATGCTGACTCTCTTGACTCAACCGCTGTAATAGAGTCAACCGCCAGGAGGAGTGGTCGATCGCTTTTGCTTTCCTCGTGATAGGTAAGCATTGCGTTGATCTTCTCGAACACCTCTTCAATGTCATTGGCCTCGGCTACCAGTAGAGTAGACGGGTCGATACCACACTCTGCCGCTCTATGCGGATCGAATGTTCTCTCTGTGTCAATGAGGACTGCTGTGCCTGACATGCGCTGAACTTGCGCAAGTGCGTGGTAAGCTGCGGTGGTCTTGCCCGTAGCGGACAGACCGAACAACTCAACCATACGGCCAGCAGGGTAGCCGGGTCTACCAATCGCAAGATCCATTACAGGGATGCGGGTTGGAATGCCGAAGGCTACGTGGGACGTAAGCGTGAGGTCAGTGCCAAGCGCTGTTCTACCACCGCCGTCCTTGGAAATATCCTCTACTGACTTGATCAGCCCTTTGAGGAAATCCTTGTCAGCCATTAGAACGACACGATCTTTCTGACCGGCTCAACTTCAGGCACTGCTACCACAGGAGCAACCTCAACTACCGGTACTGATTCACCCTTCTTGGGGTTCTTCGGATTACCAGGAGGTCGAACACTCCCGCCACCTGCGCGAACATACTTCGCCATGGTTGGGATGGATACGCCAGCACCAGCCGCGAGATCCTTGAGTGTAGTGCCACCATTGTAGGACGCGGCAAATGCCTGCTTCTCTTCGATTGTGAACTTCTTGAATACCATTACTTTCTACCTTTTTCTGGGAGCAGCACAATAATAGCTGGCTGCGGCAGGTTGTCAATATCCGTCTCTTCCATCACGTAGGGAAGGCCGTTCGCGTCGATAGCAATGGCCCATGGATTCTCTTCGTTATCGAAGATCACGTCATGAAGGGTGAACGTTGTTCCCTCGCTGATGCTACCGGATGTGAACGTGTCACCAATCTTGAGAGTCTTGTTTCTTGATCGTGCCATGTTAGCCTCTCTTCGGGAGCGGAGGAGGAGCCACCGTCACACTGAGCCGGGGCGCAGCAGCCGGAGCGAAACCGCTCGGAACCGGGACTGCCGAAGCAGCCGGGGCGACGGAAGCTGAACCAGTAGCTGGGATACCAGCGTTGACAACCTGTGGCTCGGCAGTCGGGGCATCCGACATGAGGGCGTTGAAGTCATCGAACGCACCCTCAAGGGACTCAGGCAGGAACAGAGTGTCCAGAGCATACAGGGTCAGACCCTCAGGGTTGATGCCCTCTTCCGAGAACCGCTTCACGATGTCCGTGCGCTGAGCCAGCGGCATCACCGTATACTTGGTCTGGAGGTTGGCACCCGTGCGCTCGATCTTGAAGTTGACACCGTGCTCGTAGTTGGTGATGTCGTTCCAACCAGCGCCATCCGTGTCGCGATCGTAGTTGAGCAGGGTCTGGCGAACCGAAGCCGGGATCTTGAACACCTTGATGCCGTCCTTGATGCCGAACTTGCCTGAAGGCTCGCTCAGATACACGGCGTTGACAAGATACTTGTCGCTGGCGCGGAAGTTCTTGGCAACCTCAGGCTGACCCGCAGCCGACAGAGCATCGCCATACTCGCACACCGGGCAGCGACCGAACAGTTCTGCCGTGCAGGTGAAGGAGCGCTTCTTCGAGTTGATGAAGTGCTCGGTGATCTTCTGGAACCACACGCCCTTGTCGCTCCACTGAGGCATCACACGAATGACGGTAGTGCCGTTCTTGAAGGTCTGGGCGAACACGTTCCCATTGAACGCGTTGTCCTGATCTTCCTTTGCCTGCTGATCCAGGGCAGCCTGGTTTCTCTGATATCTAACGAGGGCCATTACTAACTCCTATCTGCTTTCATTGATTGGTTTTCACGATATGCTAACGCACGCAAACCTTCGGACTTGTGTTGTAGGGCGACCATCGCCCACTTCATCATTGCTTGGTCATGCTCTGCTTCGAGCTTGGCCTGCATGTATGCTTGATACTGCTTGTCGAGAACAACCGCGTGTTGCACTCTTGCTTCGGTTGCCTTCTCACCCGCGTTCAAAAATCTGGCTCGGACTTCGGCATCGAGAACAGCGCCTAACCGTTCTAACTCAGCATCCAGCCTACCTACTCGCAGCCCGGTCTCTGCTGCGAGCGTGCCATACTCATAGATGAACTTACCGATGCTGCAAAGTTCCCGATCCAGATTCGATTCATCAATCGAGAAGCGCTGGTCGTTCAGTTCGACCTGAACAAGCTGACCTTCTCGTTCGACACTGATCTTACGCATTAGTGTGCTGCCCTCTCAGCCTCAGCCCAGGTGTGACCGAACCCGGTATTCACAGGGAACACCATGTTCCCAAGCTCCGGGATAGGTCGCTGTGCGATCGGCTTGAAAACTCCATCGAACCACTCGACCATGCTCTTGTGAATGCCGTAGGTGATCGAGTCGTGTACGCTGCACACAAGTCTAACATATTCAGGGCCGATTGTCAAGTCGTCCAAAACTTGCTTTACGAAACACATAGTTCGGATGGCAACTGCACCTGCCGGGCTCTGAATGCTAACGTTGGTGGCAGAGCGCTCAGCTTCTGCCCGCTTCCAGACTTCCTTGTTGTTCAGGTCAGGAATGAAGATCTCTCTACCGAACGGGGTGAGAACCTTGCTGCCTCGCATACGAGCAAGGTCAGGTGTGTCCCGTAGATACTGGTCGATCTTCGGGTAGCGGGCTCGGTAGTTCTTCACCAGGGCGTAAGCCATGTCTTCGCCTACGAGCCGGCGCTTACCTGTAGTTGGGTCTTCATACTCCAGCTTGGCAAGGCTTGCGCCCTCCGAGCCGTAGATGATGCCGAAGTTCATGGGCTTCCCGATTGCTTGACGGTTGAAATCAGATACTTGGTGAGGCTGAATACCAAGCGCGGCAGCCGCTGTAAATCGGTGAACGTCACCCTTAGGATCGAGGAGTACGTCAAGCAGCGCTTGTTCACCTGTCTGCTGGGCAAACACGCGTAGCTCAATCTGGGAATAGTCAGCATAGTAAAGAACAAAGTCATCAATCTCGTCAATCATGTCCCTCATGACAAGGCGACCGGCCTTCACGTCGTCCTTGTCGCTGCGTGGTAGCTGGTGTAGGAATGTGCAGGTAAGACGCCCACTTACGGTGCCAGTGGGGTTGAAGCCATAGCGCACCCGTCCATCCGGATCAATCTCATTGAGAGCCCGATCTACGTAGGTGCCACGGAACTTCTTGCGGTTCCTGTAGCGAACGATCTTGGCTGCCAGTGGGTCACCCTTCTCTTCGATCTTGAGCAGGACGTTCTTGTCCGTGCTCATGCCCTTAACCTTCTTAGGGTTGAGGATCAGATCTCGGTGCCCTCGGTTGATCATAGCCTCAGCTACGTCATCCGGGCTGGTCGGACTAAACGAGGCGTGGGTCATCTCTCGGCATTCGACCAGAAGCGTTTCCATCTCCTCGTCCATGCCTTTACCCAGAGCCTGGATATTCGGGACGTTCAGATGGTTGCCGTTCCACTCTGCGTCTGCCAGGGTTCGAATGGCAGGCAGGCTCTCCTCGGTGTAGAGCTTGAGGAAGTTCTGCTTGCGGGTGAAGTCGGGGAAGTAGAGTTCCAGTAAGCGATACGTAACCTCCGCGTCTGTAGCGCCGTATTGCCAGAGAATACTATCGGGCACCCAATCGTATGTCTTTAGCAGCGTGCGGCCGTAACCAACGATCTCTCGCACCGGGCCTTCGTAGTTGCCCACGAAGAACTCCATGTCCGCCAGTTCCTTGAGGCCGTGTGGCGGAGTTGTGTGGAGGATGTGGTGCATGATCGCCGTGTCCCACAGCCAGCCATTGATGGCGATGCCCAGATGTCGCTTGATGACATTGAGGTCATACTTGAAGTTGTGGGCGCACTTGGCGATCGTCTCGTCTTCGAAGATTTGTCGCAGGTAGCTGGTTGCCATGTCTCTGCGCCCGTTGCTCCAAACAGGCTTGAGCATCCACGGCGTTCCCGCCACGTTGGGATCGTGGGTAGGGTTGTGCTGATACAGCGGGAGCACCCAGGTCTTGCCAATGCCACACGAGATCTGTAGCAGCATGAGCGGGCTGGTCATGAAGTGAAGGTCAGGAGACTCGGTGTCGAACGCGAAGACCTTGTTCTCTTTGACTACCCGAACCATCTCCTGTAGATCTGCTTCGGTCTCGATGACCTTGAAGTCCGCTTTGTAGTAAGCGTTGTTGATGGTTACGTTGTCAGCCAGAAGACCACGAGCCTTGTTCAGGTCTTCCTGAATCAGGTTCTTGTATTTGGGGTTGCCAGTAGCGAGGAACTGCTTTGGGGTGAAGGTCGGGATGACCTTGAACAAGGGGGCATTGGCGTTGTAGTTGGGTTCTTTCTTGTCCGACCAGTGAGGATACTCGGTATCGTAGGCCGTCCCGTGGATGCTGGTGATGCCGCCAGAGCCTTGGAGATTGAAGACACGCATTGCTTCGGATCCCAGAAGTATAACCACCAGCGGTTGATATTTGTGAAGTTCATACTCAAGATGGCGCCGGCATGCAGAATACTCAGAGCTTGCGACCTTGCGTCCTGGAGGTGGGACACACTTGGCAAACGAGGTAATGTAGGTATGGTCAGGATCAAATTGAGCGTTATGCAGTAGTGCAACCAGAACCTGCGCAGCATCCCCTGACATTGGTAGGCCCGCTCTGTCCGCATCACGATCAGGACTGTCGCACACCACGAAAGTATCATAGCGCCGATTGAGAGGAGAGCGCCGTACACCATCTTCGAGTTCCCTTAGCGAGCAACCCATCGTCTGTGGGTGCTTAGTATAAGCGTATCCCTTCTCGCTCTTGAGCGTGGGTAGCTGGCAGAGCGGTGTCCCGCATTCGTTCGGGTTGCAGTTGTGCCACTGCTCGTATAGGGGAAGTTCTGTCAACTCATATCCTCGGGTGCTCTCAGTCCCTGGTACGACGGGAAGCGGGGAAGATCGTAGCCTCCGACCTTAACATAGCGGAAACGGACAGTCTTCCCGATAGTGCTCCCTCGCCAGAGATCCGCCGCCTCCTCCTGAGTGAAGCCCGTGCCAATTTGAAACGGCTCAGGCCAGTCTGGTGACGACACAACCAGAGCCCCGAGTGTCCCCTTAGGTCTAAGCCCGTCAGCATGAGAGGACCGTTCAGTACGCCCGAGCGGATTAGTGCGTGCCTCATTCGTATTCTCTTGAGCTTCCACCATGCCAATGATAGTGGCCTCGGCGTCAGACCAAGGCTTAACTTTGAGCATCCAGTTCGACGCAGCCGTAGCTCGTCCGAACTTATACGGCGCATCAGAAGCTCTGAGAATGAGACCTTCGTAACCTTCATCGAGTGCATCCTGGAAAAGCGATTCTACCTCATCCTTGGAAGCCACAGGCACCTGTGTAACGGGTAGGCAGAAGCGCGGCAACTTCATATCTACCAGCGCGTTCGACCGTTCAAGGAAGCTTGCCCGCTTGTTGAACAGATCGAAGACGTGGTATTCAAACTTGGGCTCGAACTTTCGATTCATCACCGCACTGGTGGTGGCACGGAAGTCGATCAGCCCCTTATCATTGCGAACCAGAAGCTCTCCGTCCAGTCCCACTGGAAGACTTTCAAGCATACTGGAAATGTGTTTGTTCGGCACTGGCTTGAGACTGCGAGTCCTGGGGCCGTCCTTGGTAATCAAGCAGCGGATGCCATCCATCTTGTAGCTGGCGAGCAAGGGATACTTGAGCTTGCCCAGGTCTCCGGCCTCAACAGCGAGCATAGGTTTCATCAGTGTAGCCATATCGCCTCGACAGTACCAGGCTTCATCTTGTCGTCCACTACGATAAGCGTGCCCATGTAAGAGAATCGTTTAGTGTTCAATTGCTCTTCTTTGGTGTAGAAGAGGTCAAGGATGTCTGGGGAGATCCTGATGGCAGGCGCCTTCCTACGATACTTCCGCATGAAGCGAAGGAGGCTGGCAGCGATCCCGATATCTACCTGACCTTTAGACATAGCTCGCGTAGTGTAGCTCTTTCATGGGCTTTTGTCACCCACTCCACAAGCTTCTCCACTGGATGGTTGTCAGGTTGACCTGCCAAGGCTACGTAGATGCTGGGGATTCCCAGCTTCCGCATTCGTTCCACGCACACACCCGCTCTGTCTTCTGCACCTTCGTCCCACAGAAGGACAACACTCTTGGCTTTCGACATGCGAAGGAGTTCAAGCTGAGTCGCACTGATGTGACTGCCGAAGTTTGTGCTACCATGACAAACGTCCGAGAGCCACATCGCATTGAAGGTGTTCTCTGTGAACGTCAACCGAGGCCAGAGTCTTGCGGCATCCCAATTGAACAGGTAGTGGGAAGTCTGAGCCCCCGTACAGTATTCATACTTGGGAACCCCCGCGTGTTCGAGTTCCTTGTCCTTCCAGAAGGCTCTGCGCCCTACGTAGTTCACAAGCTTGCCTTCGTAGAAGACTGGAACGTAGACTCTAATCCCATTGAAACGTAACCCGTACTGATAAATCTTGGCAACAGAAAGGTTTCTGACTTCCAAGCCCTTGATAGCATTGGGGAATCTGGTAAGGTAAATGCCATCCCTAAGCTCAACCAAGGGATCCGATTCAGGCATCTCAATCTTTACCTGGGAGGGTCGTTCAACTGGAACGTATTCCTGGGTGACAGTGTTCCCGAACTTGGTACGGGTATACCTGTTGAGATCCTGGATAGAGGGAGTCCAATGGCAGGAAGCTCGATGGCAGTAACCAATCTTCTTCAGGAGGTTGAAGAAGAAGCTGGGGTGGTCACACTTAGGACAGTTGAATTGCAACTCGTCACCGGTGGAACCAGTAACGTTGAAGCACTTGTTCAGCCACGTTCCAAGGTCGCTCATCCTTTTCCCTCTTATCTTCATCCGGAGGTTCAAGAACAAGAAAGAACAATACATAGGGGCGAGTGCGAAGAAAGTGCCAAAATGGCGGTGAGAACGAACCTATGCACCACAGGTCTCACGAGCAAACCTGTTACGCTGTCTATTCAGTTCAGAAATTGGGGGTAGGACTCTTTACGACCCATGCCCGGTTGTTCAATGTATTGTTCTTGCTTGTTCTATGTTTAGTGGTTACCCGGAGTTTATCCCGGCCCTCTCCTTTAGCTCACATGTTACCATGCAGCCTGTGGTGGCACAGCAGCGTCGGGCCTCGTCCCATCATGTGTTGTTCGGCTGGTCTCCAAAGCTATCCCGCATACGTGGACTCATTGGAGGGCTTACTTACCTTGGCATATACTGAGCTATCGGACACTCTTGGAGCTGGAGGAATCTATTCCTGCGCGCGGCTTTACGATACTATACGACTTCAGTCCTTTGCTTCGGACATGTGCTTAATGCTGTGTGAGATCCTCATTCACCAGCCCAATCTACCGGTCAACTACGTCCGGCTTCTTCATCGGGTCGTTCCCCTCTTCGGCAGCACCCGGTCTATTGCCCAACGGCTTCGACAGTTTGCTGTTTTACTTCGCCGGGGTGGCGAAGGGTCTTGAACATAGTATAGCAAATTACACAGGCTTCCTGCCATCTGTCAGGGTCGTGTACTTGCCAGGGATGAACTCTCTGCCCTTCCAACTACCGCGAGTGAACTCGTGCCACTCTTTGTTCCATGGGCCACGAAAACTGAGCACCCAACTGGTGCCAACACTGTGAACCTTGTGGAAGTCTTCCTTCCTGGTTACAATGGGTAGTAGGCGTGGTTTGTGGATACGGCCTGGACCGTCCAGCATGAACTCTAAAAGCTCGCCTTTGAGCAACCAAGACACCGCGTTGAAGGCGTGGTCGTGGTAGGCTTCCCTGGTTCCGTCACTGAAACGTAGCAGGGCTACACTGAACATGTCCTTCCATTCGATGAAGAAGAACCCGCTGACTGTGGACTCCGGGCCTCCATCCTTCTTCCATGAGAGTAAGCTAAAACGACTCAATCTGTTCCTCCTTGGTCTTCTTGGGCTTCTTAGGCGAGGTGGGCGAGCGTTGTTGCTTCTCGCGATATGCGGTCGATCGCGCGTCTCTGCATCCTGGACAGAACTTGGCCGGTCGCCCTTTCAAGCTGTCTTGGAATTTGAAGCCGCAGTTTTCGCACCTTCGCATTGTGTTCTTTCTCCATCTTCGCACATCGCGCCTTGTATAGGCTGAAGCGTTCTGTGGAATCAAACTTCCAGTTGAACTTCTTGATCAGGACAACTTTATGAGAACCATCCCTGCTAACATAACAAGGATACCCCAGATTGTTTGTAAGTGTAAGGGCTCGCCCAGAAAGTAGTTTGTTGCGAAACGACATAGCACGTTCCCAAATGAAAGCACCGCCCAGCCGCTGAGGAAGGTAGGGCTGGTTCGATACACGTTGAATAGGAAGTAGTTGGCTGCCACCATGAGCGGGATCATGAGCGGAAGGCTGTGCAGGTAGTCCGGGAACATCTTGCTTCGGTAGACATACTCAAGCCCCACGAACGCGCAGTTCGCAAGGACGCTCCATGCTAACCACGGTAGGCTCATACTGCTTGCTTCCCTCTGTTGGTCTTCTCGTTCTTCTTGAACTCTCTGTATTCCCGATCCTTGACTTCCTTGGGTTCGACCATCTTGTCTGGATCACCCTTGAAGTTCTCTTTGTCTTCCTCGGTGAGACCAGCGAAGTCAGCCGCCTTGTGAAACTCCTGTGTAATCAACATCTTACCAAGGTCTGCCTCAACCAGAATGCTGGAGGCAGCACGCTTGCTATGTCTCATCTTCAAGGCACGGAACTCCAGGATACTAACCTCAGGGTGCTCGACCTGGATCTTCTCGTTGTAGTCGTCTCGGCTTCTAAGGCTGATGACGGCAGAGGCTTCCTGCAAGTGCTTGATGGAACCCTGGGTGTGCTCCATGGTCTGCTCGTTCTTGTTGTTCATGCCGGCTCTGTTGGTCTGACCGGCTGACCAGACGAGAACGTCGTTGCGCTTGGCGAACCGCACAAGGTCTCCAGCGATAGCACCCAACCAGTTCCAGGTTGAGTCCCTACTGTATCCGTCTGCCAGCACTGGACGCATGCGTTCCATGTAGTCCATGACTACCGCGTCCGGCTCCCAGCCATATAAGTCTTTGAGTTCCTTGAGCTTTACCTCGATGTCGTCCGCTGTAATCTCTGAGCGAACCTCCCAGGTGTGGAGCTTGTTCTCAATGCCCCACTGCTTGATTCTCTCGTTCGCCTTCTTCAAGACGGTAGGCTCGTTGATGATGGTGTCAAGGTCGTAGCCTGTGAACAGGGCACCGAAGCGCTCCGTTACTTCATCCCAAGCCAACTCGTTCGAGATGTATAGGACGTTCTTGTTGTAGCTGACCACCATCTTGTATGCCATGACAGACAGGGCAACTGACTTGCCGTGACCTGTCGGAGCAATGATGATGCCAAGCTGCTTAGGTCGGAGCCCGCCACCAGTCCAGTCGTCGATGAAGGAGATGCCGCATGGGATCTTGTGGTTGACGTTCTTCCAACCACGTTCCATCATCAGTTTCTCGAACGCTTCTTCCATGCGCAGATCAACGCTCTCGTTGTCGTCGTGGAAGTTGGTCAGCCACTTGCGCAAGTCTCGCACAACCTCAGCACCGTCAAGTGCTGCGCGGCTGGCAGAGAACTGCTGGCTATGGAACAGAGACTCCAGTGACCAAACGATGGACACTTCTCTCGCATTGTTCAGAGTGTGAACTGCTTCCGAGACATCATACGGCATCTTGTCCAAGTCGTCGAGGATATCCTTGTATCTGATCTCGTATGCTTTGGCGTCTTCTTCCATGAACAGTTTTCGGAGTGTGTTCATGCTCGGAGGCATGCTGTTCTTCTGGGTGAACTCGAACAGCTTTGCGAGGACGGGACGCAGTTCGACCGATTGGAGCCAGCCTGGCTCGAAGGACTTCCCGTATTTGCGGGCGTCTGTGGGGCGCTCGATCAACGCCTTCACGAATACTTTCTCATCGAATGCCATGCTCTGTCCTTGCTATTAGTATAGCTCAGGCGAGGGTCTTGACGCTAATCTTGAAGCCTTGCTCTTCCCAGATGTCCTGCCGAATCTTGGAGTGGTTGGCGAGGATCTTGGGAGAACGATCAAAGAAATCAACGAGTTGTAGAACGGCTTTGCCCTTGGCAACACGTAAGCCACGCCCAAGTCGCTGAAGATTCTTGATCTCGGACTTACCGCCACCAGCAAGGATGACGGTCTGGATGTTGGTGATGTCCACACCTTCGTCGAAGATGGTGCTGGCAACCACGCCGTCAAGTTCTCCGGCGCGAAGTTGACGAATGGTTTCACGTCTTGTATCCTGGTCAGTCTCACCAGAAAGGAACGGCAACCCTGTAGCAGCAGAGATCAACTCCCCGTGTTTCACTTTACTGACAAGGATCAAGCAGGGCTTGAGGTAGTTTCGAAATGCTTGGGCGACCATCTCGTTGCGCTTCTTGTTGCCAACGATGTAGTAGTCGTAGCACTGAGGCCAGCCACGAAGAGATTCGGGCACTTCGCACGGCTTCATGACATACATGTCCACTTCGCATTCCGATAGATGGCCTGCGTCAATCAGTTGGCGGTTGCTGATCTTGACGATCGAGCTTCCCGTCGCGCCTTCAAGACGCCAGTCGAACAACGGAGCCTCTTCGATCTTCTTGTTCTTCTTGCGATCCCAGCCTTGCTTGGTCGTTCGCATGAACGCAGTAGCAGTGAGACCCCAACGCATGAAGGCGTTCGGCAGCATGTGGGATGCAGTTTGAAAGCTTGTGCCCGAAGCAAGATGAGCTTCGTCGAAGAAGATCTGCCCAACGTTATCGAGGTGCGATAGGTCTTCGCCTTTGTTGTTCCAACTGATCAGCTTCTGAACTGTTGTCACCGTAACTAACGTGTTGCCAAGCTCGTCAAGTTCTCCAACGTCGATGCCATACTTGTTGAAGCGGTCGATAGTCTGGTCAACCAAGTCCTTGCGATGCACCAGGAAGATAGTGGGCAGACGAGTCTTCAAGATCAGGTCAGCAGCCATCTCAGTCTTGCCACCGCCCGTTGCGATCTCAAGGACACCACGCGGCCACCACGTCCCATACAGGATATGCGTCAGAGCCTTGTCGATTGCGTCCGCCTGATAGTCCCGCAACTTCACGCTACTGTTGTGCAACTTGATCGTGCTGATGTTGCGTGCGTCTGAAACGTTGTATGGGATCTCGTAGTAGGCCAACGCTCTAACCAGTCGCTCGATGAGACCGGTCGGGAACATCTCCTCTTCGATGAGAGACTCACGCCCGTCCCAATCTCCCATCTTGTATTCGTAGAGATACTGATACCCAGGCGAGAATACCTTGAAGTGGTCAAGCACCATCGGGTATGCGTTCACTCCCTTCGCAAGCGAGAGAACGTTATGTAGTTCGATGTCTACCGACACAGCACCACTCCGAATGGTTTCTTCGCCTCCGCCTTCCAGTCACCGTTGGGCTTCTGGGCTACTGGCGTTTCTCCGTTGTTCGTAATGAGAAGATCTCTACCCAATCTTGTAGCCACACGAAGGGCAATGTATAGGTCATCAAGGCGGTGCTGGTCGTCAAAAAGAATAGGCACATCCAATCGTGGGAAAAGATTGAGGTTTGCGAAGAATCCAGACCGGCCAATATCGCCTGTCGGGCCATCAACCACAATGCAGTCGTAACTAACGTCGCGCAACCCTTTAGCCACAGCGTCGCGGTTATACCAACCTGTGTGATCCGGGATGCGTTTGAGGGTGCTGGGGAGTTGGGGGTTGCTTGGCCCGAAGGGTTCGATTGGGGCGTAGACATAGGTGATCCTATTGGTGTTGGGTTTGACGAACGCTTGGTCGTGCTCGATCGTAATGACCTTGTAGCCGAGGCTGGCCCAGCGTAGAGTGCTGGCGCCAGAGCCAAGCTCAAGGACGGTAGCCGGCGGAGGCACCAGCTTCTTGACATACTCGAACAACTCAGGATCGACAGACCATCCAGGGTTTAGCTCGGTGGGTTCTTGCTGTTCCAATACTCAATCGCCTCTGCTAACTTGAACTCAGGGAATAGCGTAGGAGGACGGAATGGGCCGTCATCAATCGTTTCGAATGCTCTTTGCGGACTGCTGAAGTCCCAATGCTTCGGCCACCGCTTAGATGGTGTACGTGATCCCGAAGTTCCGTACGCCCACGACCAATATTTGGGGCCTCTTCTTCCGTGGTGCTCCATCAGACACATGTCGGGAGTGATGAAGTCTGTGCCGGTGTAGTCTGTTTTTCCTTCGATTCTCGGCCACGGTCTAATCTTGTGGTTCTCGTAGTGAACGTTGTCGGTCAGCTTGAACGCGACCAGTGGATGCACGTCGTCAACGCGGACGAAGTTCTGAATGTCCCTGATGTCGAAGCGCCACTCAGGCCAGCTATCCCAAGCGCGCCAGTCATC